TTTAAATCCTTTTTGTAAACCTTTTACTCCGGCTACTAAACCAGGAAACATTCCTTCGAAGTCTTCTGCCAATTCTTCTTGTAGTTTTTTATTTTGTCCTAATAATTTTAAAGCTTTTTGAGCGTCTTCTAAATCACCTTCTTTATTATCTTTAATAGCTTGTTGAACTTTAGCTTGAGCCTTTTCTAAATCTTTAGATGTAGTTCTTAAACCTATACCTTCTAGTAAACTAGTATAAATTCCATCTCTAGTATCTTCTTCTTCTTTTATCAATTTATTAACTTCAAGTTGAGCACTTATTAAAGGTTGATAAGCTTTTTGAACTCTTTTTGGTAAACCTGCTATTACCTTATCGAGACTTTTAATACCGGATTCAATAGTAGCAACTGAATCCGCTACTCTATCTGTTCTTTTTCGCAAGTCTGGTTGTGCCATTTATTTTCCTGATTTATTGTTTGATTGTGATTTATAAAAACTATTATTTAAGTAATCTTTCAAGTTCTTTTCTATTTTTTTGTAATTGACTCCATTTGTCTGCAAACTTAGGGTCTTTTTTTGCCATAGTTTTAACGACGGTTGGTGTTAATCCTTTACCAAGATAATAGAAAAGTTTTTCCATAAAACTTTTTCTAGTTTGTTCTGATACTTTTTTATACTTAGCCATAATATTTTGTTTCAGTAATAAATATCAAGAATTTAGATTTTTATTATTTAAATCCACCTTTTGATTTTTTCATTGCTTGTTCTTGTTGTTGTTTTTCTTGTTCATATTGCTGAATCAGGCGTTTGTAGTAGAATCTACGAAGATAAACGGGTAAATCATATACCTCGTCAAAAGTGAAACCACCTTTTGCATAAAAGATGATTTGAAATATTTGTTCGTGTAAATCTTTTTTATAGTCGGGAGTCAGGCCAAAAAAACTGGGCAGTCATAGGAACTACCACTTTCTCCTTTTCACCTCTACTATTTTCAACTTCAATTCTGAAATCTAAATTTGGACTTGTTTCGGCAACATAATTTCTAAAAGCTAATGAATCAACTGAAAGAAATTCATTGTCAACAAATTCATTAATAGATTTTCTATCGGTTTTTCCGTCAATTGATTTGATTAGATATTTTAACCTTGTTGAATTTTCACGACTAATAGCTTCTTTATCGTTTTTGAATACTTTTTTGATAGCTTCAACTTCAATGTCCATTTCTAATTCGTCTTTGTGTGTTGGAATAGAAAACGTTATTATTCTTTCTGTTTTCGGTAGGGTATACGAAAACGAGTTGATTCCTTTTTCATAATTTGAAAAATCATAATCTTGTGGAACTAATTTTGTTAAATCGGCTGTTCCTTTGACTTGTTCTCCGTATTCATCAATAAAAGAAAAGTCATAATTTTTACCATAAGCCAACACTCTTGCTCCAACTAATATTGCATTTTTATCACCAACCAATACATTATTGTAATTAATTGTTTTATCAACGATTAATGATTCCAATAGTTTGTCTAAGGCTTTTCCTTGTTGAATTAAGTTTGCAGATGTAAGAATATCTTCATCTCGTGCAGTCATATATCTCATTTCTATTTTACCACTTGACAATGGATTGTCTTCTGGATAGAAATATCCCTTTGACGGTAAATCAATGATTTCCGTGGGAAATTTATTTTGTGTCATTATTACTCCTTTTGTTAAAACCTTTTAAATAACTATATTATTTTTTACCACCGAAGATTTTTTCAGCACCTGCGATACCAAAACAACCTAATGTGATAATAACAAATGAATTATAAATAAATTCTTGTATTACTAGTTCATTACCAAATGCACCAGTAACCATATCAACAATACTTGTTATTGTCATTACTGCGAAAGACATAAAACCAATTATTGATTTTTCATTATATTCATTTTTATCTTTAAATATTTCACTAAATCCCATTTTTTATCTCCTAATTATTTCTTATGTTTGATGGGTCTGGGTATAATAAATATACTACACCACTACCACTAACTCTTGATAAACCAATTTCATAAACTTCTTTTTCAGTAAATTCAGAAGCGGCTATTGTTTCTCCGTGTGGTGTTGTCAATACGGTATCACCGGCTCCACCTGAACCAGAAACGAAAAATCCACTAGCTCCTTTTTGAGAACCCGTTGCGTAAAAATCCTTAGCAGTTACTTTAACTAATTTACTAAATTTAGGTGTATAATCCATTTTTTATCCTTTAGAATTGTAAGATTGCGTAATCATATTTCAAAGTTAATGCAATCTCAACTGGTTCTGATGTTGCATAGTCCAATGTTCCAAAATTAGCAGCTTCAATGTAAGTTCCTTTTAAAGTCCATTCTTCAACAATGTCTCCAACTGGTCCTAATAAATTAAATGTAATGTCTCTTTTGTAAAAATCAGAATAACCTTGACGACCTGTTACTGACTCGTGATGTTCTCTAATCCACTCCATTACTGATTGTGCAGCTGATGGAACTACTGGGTCATATAAGGTGATTTCTAATGGTTGCCATGCACCTTTTCCTTTTACATATCTTTTTACATTAATGTGTTCTAATATTACTTCATCAAACTGAATAGAAGGTCTATTCATTGCTTTGATTGTGAAGGCTGGTATACCTTCGATATACATAATGAACCTATTTTGAGTCTTAGGTTCAAAAGGTGTAAACATTATTTCTGATGGGTCTAATAGTTCAGCCATTTAAAATCTCCGTATTTATATTCAATAATAAATATAACGAAATGAAAAAAATGATTAAATATATTTGATTATGTTTTGAAAGTTTTTTGAAAGTTTTTATGTTTAAAAAAAAACCCCACTAAAAAGTGGGGCTTTTTTTCTGTCATTAACTATTATTCAGGGAATGTAGCACCTGTTGGTTGAACTACAAAGTCTAATACGATAAACTCTGCTGTTCTTGTTGGTTGAATAAATATCTGTCCGATTAGACGATTTCTGTCGATTTCGTCAGGAGTGTTATTTGTATCATCCATAACCACTCTAAATGCACTTAAACCACTATTTGACTGAACATCTTCTAAGAAAGGATTAACAACATTTAAGAAACGATTTCTTGTTGCTGTTGTGTTCTGTTCAAATACCAAGAAACGAGAAGTTGATGCGATAAATTTCTTCAACGCGATTAACAATCTTCTTACATTTACTCTGTCTAATGCACTTGGTTTTCCTTGTAATGTTTTCTGACCAAACACTACCACACCCTGTCCAGGGAAAGTAGCGATTGGGTTAACTCTATTTTCATACAACTTATCTCTTTCACTATGAGTTAGTCTAGTTTGTGCTTCAACAACATCTGCTAAACCACCACGATTTAGACCTGCTGGAGCGAACCATTCAAAGGCTACCTCGTCATTGAATGCAATGACACCAGGTAAAACAACTGAAGGTGGCACCCAAGTTGGTCTGTTTGTGTTTTCGTCTATGACTTTTACCCAAGGATAATAAGTTGCTACGAAGTTTGAATCTAATGCTTTCACATTGTCAATCACGGTAGTTACTGAATCATTGTATTTAGCAGCGTCAAGAACAAGGAAAGTATCCGCTCTATCTTCTACTTTATCAATTGCGTGATTAGTTACCGTTGAGTGAGTTCCGTGAATAACACCTGGTAATACCATCATATTGATGTCAAATTCGTCCGGATTAGATACTGCGTTAATAGCTCTTTTGAAAACTATTGAACCACTTTTACTTGAATTTGATAAATCAAATCCTTGTGTGTTGTCTCCAATATCTGTTCCGACAGCGTAGTGAACTGCTGGGTTTTGTCCATCAAATCCCCATTGGAAAGGAACTGAGAACTTTCTTTGTTCTATTGCTGAATTAGAAAGTGTTATCAATTCTGTTTGGTCTGCAAAAGTTGTTGCTACTGCTGTAGCTCCGTCAGAACCTAACATATTTTCCAATGACATTGTTACATTATTACCTTGTGCGGCAATTCCTGGGATTGGCGATAAGTATTGTCTATTGTTGTGATTACTAAAATCAAACCCATAAAATGTATTTTGGTCAAAGTCTGCTACTGATGAACTTTGATTTGATTTGAATGATGCAGTTACTATTTGTGTTGCTCCAATGTCTGTTGAAAGGAAAGGAACATACACTTTGTTAAATCCAAAAGGAACAACAGTAGTTGGGAAAGTTTCTAATTCTTTGAAATCTCCTATTCTGATGTGTTTACTTTTGTTTGGATAATCACCATAAAAAGTTAATTTACCATTTGAATCTATTTCTACAAATCTATCACCGATTACTCTTGCGAAATAATTTGTTGAACTTGGGTCAAATGTTAAATTGTCAAATTGTTCCATTATTGAATCATTTTCAGGTCTTGTTGAATCATTGTTAAAGTTTACTGAACGCACTTGTAATGAGAAAGTTCCGTAATCAGAACCTGCAACACTACCAGCATCTTTTACATTTAAAATGTTGATTTTGAAGTGTTGATTTACATTACTTCCGTGTGAACGAGTGTAGACTCTAAACAAATTAGACCTTGAACCACCGATATTCTGTGATTGTATGAAAGGTGTTCTTGCATACTGGTAATTAGCATTACCTGTCCAATCAGGTGTTGTTCCGTCATCATTGAATGCTGTTGCTCCAGTTGACAAATTTAATCCATTTGTCTCAAAGGAAGCGGTTGCAAAACTACCTGTTAGTTTGTTAATTAAATCTCCGTGAAATGATTTAAAGTTTTTATACAAATATACTGGTTCAGTATTGTTTTGTGGGTCATTAGATA